GTGATTGCGCAGCTTAATACTAGATGTTGAAACAACTATTAGTAACAAAGGGAATCCTTTTGACGAAACTAATAAGCTTTGTTATATTGGTTTGCTTGATACTGATGCTAGTGTATATAGCATCGAATATGATGATCAGCCTTATCGAACTCGTTTGGAAGAAATACAAGCCAAAGTTAATGGGGCAGATATATTGGTTGGCTTTAATATCAAATTTGATTTGCATTGGATACGGAAGTATGGAATTAATTTTATGGGTAAACGTGTTTGGGATTGTCAGCTGGTACATTTTATACTTACGGGCCAACAATATCCCTATCCAAGTCTCAATAGTGTCGCTGCTTATTATGATTTGGGTAGTAAACTTGACGTTATTGCTACTGAGTATTGGAAGAATGGGGTAGATACTGACAAGATACCAAAAGATTTACTTGAAGATTATCTTAAACAAGATTTGCTTTTAACGCAAAAAGTATATGAGAAACAGATGGAAGAATTTGCGTCATCCGCAAAGAACATGCAAAGACTTATTAGTTTGCATAACCAAGACTTAGTTATATTACAGGAGATGGAATTTAATGGACTTTTATTTGATGAGAATAGCAGTACTATTTTGGCTACAGAACTTGAAGATCAAATTGCGGTCATTGATAAAATCCTTATGGAGTATCATGACCTTGTGGAGTTTAATCCTAATAGCACGGAGCATGTATCTAGTCTTCTCTATGGTGGCATTATTAAAGTCAGGAGGAGAGAAGCTATTGGTGTGTTTAAAACGGGAGAAAGAAAAGGACAAACAAAAGAAAGGTGGGTTGAACATGAAATAACATTCCCTAGACTTATTAACCCGATTAAAGGATCGGAGTTAACTAAAGAAGGTTTCTTCTCAACAGATGATCAGACCTTAAAGTCTTTAAAGACTAGAAGTAAGTATGCTAAAGATCTAGTTGAAGTATTATTAAAACGTGCTACACTAGAGAAACGTTTAACAGCTTACTACAAAGGACTGGTAGATTTAAGAAAGGAGATGAACTGGCATGAAGGAAGATTACACGGACAGCTTAATCAATGTGTGGCTAGAACAGGTAGACTTAGTTCAAGTAAACCAAACCTACAAAACTTTGATGGCGAAATTAAAACATTATTCGGGAGTAGATATGAATAAAGATTATGTACAAGAGTTTAACGAACAAGGTGCTGAAGAAGCATTTGAACAAATTAAAGTAGCAGAAAAACAAAAGGAATGTGATGCTATTACAGGCAGATGCCAAAGCTCTTGAGTGGGTATGTGCTTCTTATTTAAGTCAAGACAAAACAGCGTATGACGAGATATGGAACAATGTCGACCAGCATACTGATAATCAGAACCGTTTTGGTTTACCTTCTCGTCTTATCGCTAAAACTTTTGTGTTTCGGCTTATTTATGGAGGTTCCGCCTATAGTTACGCTAACGATACTAATTTTACTGATGTATCTAATTCGGAATCATTCTGGCAAAATGTTATTGATGAGTTCTATAGCAAGTATACGGGACTTGGTGAATGGCATAAAAAGATTGTGGCAACAGCTATGAAAGACAGAAAGATAACGATGCCGACAGGTAGAGTTTATAACTATGAGCCAGAAGTAAAGTATGGCAAAGTCAAATGGCCTCGTACTAAGATCTTGAATTACCCAGTTCAAGGTCTTGGTGCGGACCTGATGGCTATAGCAAGAGTATCTTTAGCTAATAGACTTAAAGGTATGGAAAAGATCAAGCTTATCAATACTGTACATGATTCTATTATAGTTGACTTTGATTCTAAAGTATGCGATAATATTAGTATAGTAAAGATTGTTGATCAATGTTTTACGGATATTCCTCTTAACTTTAAGAAGTTATTTGGAGTAGAATTTAACCTTCCCATGAGGGTAGAGTGTCAAGTAGGACCAACATGGGGTAACATGGAGATAATAGATGTTAATTAATATTGTAGACGTAGGTTCACCTAATACACATGCAGCAAAGAATGGTAGATCATATCAATCTATCGAAGTTACATACAAGAATGAACAAGGACAAGTAGCTAATAAAAAGCTTATGTCTTTTAGTAATCCTTCTGTCTTTAATTATATTAAAGAATTAACTAAAGGTGCTCAAGTAAATGTAACTACAACAAAGGATGCAAATGGATATTGGCAATGGACAGGTATTGGAGGAGATGGATCAGTGGCTACACCAGAATCAAAACCAGCAACAGGTGGTAGAGTAACAGGTAGTAACTATGAAACTAAAGAAGAACGTGCAGCAAGACAAATTCTTATTGTTCGTCAATCATCTTTATCTAGTGCAGTAGAACTACTTGGTACTGGTAAATCTGTAGCAGAAGTTATTGCAACAGCTAAACAGTTTGAAGAGTATGTCTTTGGTAAGGATGTTAATCCTACTAAAGAAGTTAACTTTGATGATTTAGAGGATGACATTCCAGTATAATGAAAGCACTTATAGATGCTGATATTGTAGCTTACAGGGTTGCCTGTACGTGTCAAGAAGACGATGCTCAAGACTTTGTATTTGCCAGGGCAGAGGATCTAGTAGATTCTATCCTAGTTAATACAGAAGCTGACGAGTATCGTCTCTTCCTTACTGGTAAAGATAACTTTAGGTATACAATATATCCTGAATATAAAGCTCACAGACCTAAAGAGAAACCTTTTTGGTTAGAAGCTTGCAGGCAGTATCTTATTGCTACCTTTAATGCTGAAGTTATAGATGGGCAAGAAGCCGATGATGCTATGGGGATCAATCAAAATGGGGACACAATTATCTGCTCCATTGATAAAGATTTATTGATGATCCCTGGGCGTCATTATAACTTTGTTAAAGATGAGTTTATAACTGTAACAGAAGAAGAAGCTATTAAACACTTTTACATGCAATGTTTAACTGGAGACAGAGCTGATAATATCAAGGGCATAGAGAAAGTAGGGCCCAAGAAAGCTGAAAAGATATTAGCTGGTTGTGTTACTGAGAAACAAATGTTTGATGCTGTACGTGAAGCATATAGCAATGATGAAGAGTTTATAATGAATGGTCGAGTCCTTTGGATTAGACGTAAAGAAAACGAAAACTGGAAGGATAGATTCAATGCCCTCGTTCAAGAGCAAGTTGGAGGAACAAGTTTGGACAATACTGAAGAAGGAATACCCGTCAGTTAAATACGAACCAGACAAGTTCAAGTATATACAACCTGAGAAAGAACGGACTTACATTCCAGACTTTAAAACAGGGCGTAGAAAGATTTACCTAGAAGCAAAAGGCAAGTTAGATTTAGATACAAGACAGAAGATGATTTGGTTTAGGGACTCACATCCTGATACCACAATTATCTTTTTGTTTATGAATCCTAACAATAAACTTAACAAGAAAAGCAAGACTACCTATTCCAAATGGGCTGAAGACAATGGATTCCTTTGGTTAGACTTTAGAAAGGATTGGTTAAATGATTATAAGCAATTGTGTACAAAACCCTGATGGATCTTTGGACTTTGATTTCCATGTAGATCCTAATGAGGCTTCATTCCTAATGGACTTAGCTATTAAAGAGTTAGTTAGACGTGGTGTCTTTAGTATTGCAACAGATCAAGCTCAACAAGAGCTAGACTTATTTAAAGAAGAAGGAGGACAAGTACAATGAGTAAAGGTAACTCACCTGCTTTCCCGTGTCAAGATCAAAACAAACAAATCTATACAGGTATGAACCTAAGGGATTACTTTGCCTTAGAAGCTATGCATGGTTTACTAGAAGCTGATCATGTTAAACGTGATGACATTCCTAAAGAAGCATATAGAATTGCTGATATGATGTTAGATGAAAGGCAAAACTACAAATGATATTAATATTCTTGGCAGGATTATTACTACTATCATCATTCTTTTCGGAGTAATTTATGAGTAAAATTTTATTGCTTGACATCGAGATGGCTCCCAACGTAGCTCACGTTTGGGGCATCTGGGATCAAAACATCGGCATTAATCAATTACAAGAATCGTCCTACGTCATGTGTTATGCAGCCAAATGGCTGGGTGATAAAAAGATGATCTTTGATTCTGTAAAAAAAAGTGGTGACAAGAAAATGCTAGAAGGAATTCATAAGCTTCTTGACGAAGCTGATGCTGTTATCCATTACAATGGTAAACGGTTTGACATACCTTCACTTAATAAGGAATTCTTATTACATGGCATGTTTCCTCCAGCACCATTTAAAGAGATTGATTTACTTACTGTAGCTAAAGGTAGGTTTAGATTTGTATCTAACAAGCTTGACTATGTAGCACAGCAGTTAGGTTTAGGTAAAAAGACTGAACATAGTGGTCATGAGTTGTGGGTACAATGTATGGCAGGTATTCCTAAAGCATGGAAGATCATGGAAGAGTATAACAAGAACGATGTTATTCTTTTAGAAAAGGTTTATGAGAAGTTTAAACCTTGGATTAAAAACCATCTTAATCGTAACATACTTGAAAACAAAGGTTTATGTTGTCCTACTTGTGCATCTAAGAGCTTCCAAAAGCGTGGTTTTAACATGACCGCTGCTGGTAAGTATCAAAGATATCAATGTAGAACCTGTGGTAACTGGTTTAGAGACAATCAAAATCTTAAAGAAAAAGGCTCTATGAAGCTTGTCAATGTTTAAAAAGGATGGTATAATATATGGGTAAGGCTTTAGATAAACAGGTAGCAGGTGGACATTACAAGAAGTATGTAATCCAACCTATTGAATTTATTACAAAGAATGAGATACCTTTTATAGAGGGTAATATTATTAAGTATATCTGTCGATGGCAAGACAAAGGTGGTGTAGAGGATCTTGACAAAGTTATCCACTATGTAGAACTATTAAAAGAACTGAAAGCATAACATGACTTTAACGCTCCAAGAAATCAAAGAAAAACTAGCAGATGAGTATGATGAGATTACTCTTCTAGAAGTTTTAAACATTAACTCTTATGATTTAGTAGACGCTTTCTTCGAGCGTATAGAAGAACGATATGACTATTTTAACAAACAATTATCAATGAACGGGGATATAGAATAATGCAATTGACAGATTATCAACGTTTTATTCATGCAAGTCGTTATGCTAGATGGCTGCCTGATGAGAACCGTAGAGAGATACACTGGATTCTTTAAGAATAGATTTCCAGATACATTCCCTGCAGATGATGTAAATAAATCTATACATAACTTAGATGTTATGCCTAGTATGCGTTGTCTTATGACAGCGGGACCAGCTTTAGAACGTGATGAGATAGCAGGTTATAACTGTAGCTTTGTTGCTATTGACTCACCTAAAGCTTTTGATGAAGTGATGTATATTTTAATGTGTGGAACTGGTGTAGGCTTTAGTGTTGAACGTCAGTTTACCAATAACCTACCTAGTATAGCAGAGGAATTCCATGAAACTGATACAACAATTAGAGTCAAAGATTCAAGAATTGGATGGGCAAGTGCATACCGTGAACTTATTAGCCTCTTATATTCAGGACGATTGCCTAAATGGGATACTTCAGGAGTCAGACAAGCAGGAGCTCGGCTTAAGACTTTTGGAGGCAGAGCGTCTGGCCCTAAGCCTCTCGAGGACTTGTTCTCATTTACGGTTCATACTTTTAAAAAAGCAGCAGGGAGAAAGCTTAACAGCTTAGAATGTCATGATCTCGTATGTAAAGTGGCTGATATTGTTATCGTTGGGGGTGTACGTCGTAGTGCACTTATCAGCTTGTCAAACCTCACCGACGATAGAATGCGAAATGCAAAGAACGGAGCCTGGTGGGAATCTGATGTGCAACGTGCTCTTGCCAATAACTCAGTAGCCTATACAGAAAAACCTGATGTAGGTATTTTCTTAAAGGAGTGGGGAACATTATATGACTCGAAAAGTGGTGAACGAGGTATATTTAATAGAGTTGCAGCTACAAAAAAAGCAAGCTCTAACGGAAGAAGAGATGTTGAAGGCTTTGAGTATGGTACAAACCCTTGCGGAGAAATTATCCTGCGATCTAAAGGACTTTGCAATCTCAGTGAAGTTGTCATCAGAGAGGATGATACCATTGCTAGTCTTAAAGAAAAAGTCAGGGTCGCAACAATTATCGGGACATTTCAATCCACCCTTACAAACTTTAGATACTTAAGAAGTGACTGGAAACGTAATCAAGAAGAAGAACGTTTACTTGGTGTAAGTATGACAGGTATTATGGATCATCCTATACTCAGTAAACCTACTGATGAATGTATTAAATGGTTAAAGGAGCTACGTGAATATGCTATCGAGACTAACAAAGTATGGGCTGAGAAGCTTGGTATTCCTCAATCTGCTGCTATTACTACTGTTAAACCTAGTGGTACTGTTTCCCAATTGGTGGGTTGCTCTAGCGGTATACATCCTGCTTATAGCCAGTATTATATTCGAACAGTACGTATGGACAACAAAGACCCACTCACATTGTTCTTCAAGTCAGCAGGAGTCCCCAACGAACCAGACGTAACTAAACCTAGTGACATCACTGTATTTAGTTTCCCACAAAAAGGAACTGAATCTGGTGTGACTCGTAATGAAACAAATGCAATTGAACAGTTACAGCTTTATAGTGTATATCAAAAGAACTGGACAGAACACAATCCGTCTATTACTGTATACTATAAAGATGATGAATTCTTGAACATTGGAGCTTGGATTTATAACAACTTCAGTGATGTTTCAGGTGTGTCTCTCTTACCACACTCAGATCACGTGTATAAGCAGGCACCATATCAAGAAATAACAAAAGAGCAGTATGATTCTTTTGTAGCTAGTTTCCCTTCAAT